GGAGAAACAACGTATGATGAATTAGGTAAAGATGGGCCATTCTTATTACCAAAGAATCATGAAGACCCTTTAGTTACATTGGGGTACTTTATTGATATAGAAGACTATGAAAAATGTAGCAAAATCAGAAACAAAATGAAAGAAAATGAGTAAAGAAATAAATTGTGTATATGTAATAACATATACTGGAGATCCTGAAACAAATGTAGAAGGATGGATTGCAGATGAAAAAGACTTTTCTAAATGGTTAGATTATCATAACCAAAAGCGTTGGGAAGAAGGTGCTTGTGGAAATTCAGAAGAACGTTGGGAAGGTGAAGATGAGGAGTATGAAGAACATATGAATAAAGAGTGTGGTTGTATTGAACTTGAACACAATTTTGAAATTGAACCTTTGTACAGATTATCAATATCAAAAGAAGAAGATGAATAAGTTATTATTAGCAGCACTCTTATTAGTAGGGTGTGGAGAGAAAGGAAGAGTAGAAAAGCATAAAGAAAATTGGGAAAATGCCAAGCAGCTTGAGGTAGAAAGGTTTGTAGATAAATCAAATTACTATCATGGAAATATAAGTACATTCATAATGGATGGTCACAAGATTATAGTATACCATACAAGTTATGGTGCACGTTTGGTAGCAATACCTTTAAATAATAAAGAAAATGAGTAAAGAAAAAACAACAGAAGAAAGAGCAGGATTTGCAGCAGGTGTATTAAATATGGCAATATTCCATATAGGATGGAGTTTATTTAAACAAGAAAATTGGTTAACATATTTAGGATTTTTACTAATGATCGTTGCATTCACAATGGTTTGGAAGTATATGAAACCTACTAAAGATACAAAGGCTAATATTAAAATAGAAATAGGTAAAAAAAGAAAAGAAAATGAGTAAAATGGGAAGACACATTCTTGAAGAACAAGAAAAAGAATTAAATAAACACAGACAAGTAGCAGGTATAGATAGTAATCTACATGATTATGATCGTATAAAAGAGACTATAATGGAAAATAAGTTTGCTCTCTGTCATTTAGGAGAATCAGTATTAAAATTACATGAGAAATATCCTAATGATGCTGATTTTGGTAAACAAGTTAGACAATTAATACTTTTAAAAAAATGAGTAGACACGTAATAGAAAAAAGCGATCAAGTTATAGCATATGGCTTTGATCATGCAGAAGGGTATTTCTTTCAGCTAATGGAAGTAGACCCGAAAACAAATGAAGTAGAACAATATGTTATTGATGAATCCAGTTTATTAACTAAAATGAGTAATGGAAAGATGCTTGAGCTTATGACTAAGTATAACTTGCCCCAATCTCATATACAAAAGGTAGCAATGGATTTACCAATTGAACAATAAACCTTAAAATTATGGCAACATTATTAATAATATCCTGGCTATATATAGGAATATATGGCTATATTTACTGGATAAGTAAGCGCAATAGACACTACCATAAAAGATGGAGAACAAGAGAAGTAAATGCTATCCCAATGATGGCAATATTCGGGCCTCTATGCTTTGCAGTAGGCTATATTTTATATAATGAATAGACAATTTATTGTCTGATTTAAGTTAACCTTATAATTTATGATATATTTAGTAAGCAATCAGCAGAGTATGTTTAACTCTGCTGGTTATTCTATGTCTTCTATAGAAGAATCATTAGAATATTTAGAAAAATTAGACATAATCGGTTTTGACACCGAGACTATGGGTATGGATCCTTATACCTGTGAGCTGTTATGTATGCAGCTAGGCGATAATGATAAGCAATATGTTATTGATTGTACTACTATTGACCCTAAAGAATACAAAGATATTCTTGAGAAGAAAGAACTAATAATGCATAATGCTAAGTTTGACTTAAGATTTTTGTATTATCATGGAATAGTTCCAAAGAAAGTATATGATAGTTTTCTTGTAGAGAGAATATTATTTACTGGTATAGATACAGTAAGAAAATCTCTTGATGCAGTGACTTATAAATACTGTAAGATAGAGCTTGATAAAACTGTACGAGGTCATATACACAAAGAAGGATTGAGCTCTAGAGTAATAAAGTATGCAGCTGACGATGTAAAATATCTTCACGAGATAAGACGCAAGCAAATAGTAGCACTAGAAGAGAAAGGGTTGAAGAGAACAGCAAGCTTAGACAATGAGTTTGTGAAAGTACTAGCTTATATAGAATTCTGTGGTTTTTATATGAATCCTGAAGATTGGCAAAACAAGTGTAATCAAGATTATAGCGATCTTATGGAAATAACAAGAAAGCTTAATCTATTTATACTAGAAAATCCTGAGACATATAGTGGCTTTATAGACTCGCAGCTTGATTTATTTCAAGACGGTGTTAAGTGTAATATAAACTGGTCTTCGTCTCAACAAGTTATACCTTTTATGCAATCTCTTGGTGTAGATACTAAGATTAAAGATAAAAAATCAGGCTTGATGAAAGACTCTGTAGATAAGAAAGTTCTTGCTAAACAGAAAGATAAGCATCCTATCATTAAAACGTATTTAGAATATACTGAGAAACATAAAGTTGTAAGTACGTATGGTGAAAATTGGTTTAATTATATAAATCCTGTAACAGGAAGAATACATTCTAATTTTACACAAATAATGAATACGGGTCGTCTGTCTTCTGGTCAAAAAGCTAAGAAGAAATACAATCTTCCGCAGATGCCTAACATGCAAAATATACCTTCTGATACAAGAACAAGAAGTTGTTTTCAATCAGAGAAAGGTAATACATTAATAGTTAGTGACTATAGCGGTCAAGAGCAAATAGTATTAGCCAATAAGTCTAAAGATAAAGACTTGTTAAATTTCTATGCTCAAGGTCTTGGTGATATGCATTCATTTGTAGCATCTAAGATATTTCCTGAGCTAGCTGACTTAGCTCTCAATGATATTAAAAGTGATCATAAAGAGAAAAGACAGATAGCAAAAGGTGCAGGCTTTGCAATTAACTATGGTGGTACAGGTATAACTATATCTCAAAATCTTAACATCTCTATGACTAGAGGCGAAGAAGTATATAAAGCATATTTTAAAGCTTTTCCTGGTCTTGCTAATTATTTTAAGCAAGAGAAAACTAAAGCATTAAAATCAGGTTATATACAATTTAATGAGGTAAGTGGTCGTAAATGTTATATACCATTCTTTGAAGACTTTCAAAGATTAACTGCTGAGATAGAAGAAGATCCAGAGTTCTGGTCGGATTATAGAGACCATAAAGCAAGAAATACTGAGAAATTCAAAGAATATTATAAACCAAAAGTACGTCAATATTTTATTAAGAAAGGCGATATAGAAAGAATGTCACTTAATTATCCTATTCAAGGTTCATCTGCAGATATCACTAAACTAGCAGGTATATATTTCTTTAGATATCTAGAAGAAAATGATCTAGTATTTAAAGTTAAAATGCCTAATGTAGTTCATGACGAATGGGTCGTAGAATGCAGTGAAGATATCAAGAATGAGATAAGTAAAGTACTTCAAGTATGTATGGAAAAAGCAGGTGATGTTTTCTGCAAAACAGTAAAACTAAAAGCTGAACCTGAGATAACAAAATATTGGCAACATTAAAAATAATTAAATGAAGATAATTAAAAATCAATGGGAAGTAAGACCTTTAGATACTAAAGGTAGAGATAAAATAATAACTAAAGATTTTGTAGAGAAATATCATTATCATGCAGGTATGGGTAATGTTTGTACAAATATTTTTGGATTATATTATAAAGGAGATCCTAATACTTTACATGGAGTATCTGTGTGGAATGTTCCTACAGCAGGAGCTGCTAAATCAGTAGGCAATGATCATAGAGCTGTATTATCATTAAGTAGATTTTGTTTAGTAGATGATAGACCTGAGAACTCAGGTTCTTTTCTTATTAGTCAAAGTATTAAAGGGCTTGATAAAAGATACAATATGTTACTTACATATGCTGACACTGCACAAAATCATGATGGTGGTTTATATAGAGCTAGTAATTGGAACTATAATGGTATGACAGGTAAAAATCCTTCATACATAGATCCTATAACAGGTCGTGGTGTATCTAGAAAGAGCGGTAAGAATAATTATTCTAAACAAGATATGATAGATATGGGCTATCAATATATGGGTAGTTTTTCTAAACATAGATTTATTTATCGTAGAACAAATAGAAAAGGTATAGTAATTAATTCTAGGCCTACAGATAACCTCATCTTTTCAAAAGATGGTAAAATAATTAAAAATGACAAGAACGGAAAGACAGATTGAAGTACTAAAAAGATGGCGAGCAAATAACTTTAGAGGTATATTCCAAGCTGCTACTGGTTTCGGTAAAACCTATACTGCTATTATGGCTATCAAAGGTATGGTAGATAGAGCAGGTATAGAATCCTGTCTAGTTGTTGTACCTACTATTACATTAAAAGCACAATGGGAAGCAGAGCTAGCTAAGAATAAAATAAAGTTTGCCGATGTGTTAGTAATTAATACTGCAATAAAGCAACCTCGTAATTATGACATGTTAGTATTAGACGAATGCCATAGATATGCTGCTGATAGTTTCAAAAGAATATTTGAAGTAGCAGATTGTGAGTATGTATTAGGCTTAACAGCAACTTTAGAACGTGAAGACGGACTTCATGATATTATTCTAGATTATCTAGAAGTAATTGATGAGGTCACTGTAGATGATTGCTTAGAGGCAGGATGGATAGCACCGTATACTGTGTATAATGTAGCTGTACCTTTACCTCAAGACGAGCAAACAGCATACGACAAGGCTAATAATACTTTTAAGCATTTTGCTGCAATCTTAGGATTTGGCGGTGATGCATTTAGAAAAGCACAACAGCATCTTAAAACTGGTACTAGTGAACAGAAAGGTAAAGCGGCTCAATATTATGCATCTATGAGAAAACGTAAGACTATATGTTTAAATAATAGCAATAAAGCGCAAGCTACTCATGATATTATTCAAGCTGTAGGTAAACGTAACGGCCTTATATTTAGTGGCACTGTGGAATTTGCAGAGTTGTTACAAGAAAAGCTTGGTGATATATGTATGAGCTTTCACAGCAAAATAACCAAGAAACAACAGAAAGACATAGTAGCAAGGTTCAAGGACAAACGCACTAAGGTGCGATATATCAGCAGTGTACAAGCACTAAATGAAGGCTTCAACGTTCCTGATTGTTCGCTAGCAATTATAGCTGGTTCTAATTCTACTAAACGTACATTTATACAGCAATTAGGTAGAGTTGTCCGTATGCAACCTGATAAAGAAGCAATCATTGTAAACCTTTATTCTCCTGGGACTCAAGAAGAAGTTTGGATGAAAAAAAGGTTGGGTGATATAGATAAAAATAAGGTAATTATTTGTAACTTAGAAGACTTTTTAAATCAGTTAAATTATGGAAATATCGATGAATCTGGAGTTGCTCCAGCGGTCATCCCTGACTCCGAATCAGCTAGTTCTACTACAGCTTCTGTATAATAAAGACTATACTAATATTGAGAAAATTTTCGGTAAAGATCAAGCAATTGATGTAAGAGAATCCTTAAAAGATACCCCATATATACTATCCCAAGGGGGTTTATTTATGGATACGATTATTTCTACAGACAAGATTGAAAAATTGTTTGGAATACGTGGAGATCAAATTAACTTTTGGGAATTTTATCAATGTTATCCTGTAAGAGTAGGAACCAGAGTGTTACGTGCCTCTGGTTCCATTGCTCAAGTTGCTAAGAAACATGAAAAGAAATATCTTGCTAGAGTCAAGAGAATTGCTCAACATGAATTAGCAATTAAAGCAACTGAAGCTTTTATAGCTCAACAGAAACGAGCTAATAAACTTCAATACTTACCTAATATGGAAACTGTTCTTAACAATTCTATGTGGGAACAATGGGAAGTCTTTATACAACCTGAAGGAGTGGAAGAACAAGATTGGAATTCGGATCAAATTTAAATATTATATGACAGCAAAAATTAAGTATTGGGATAAACTAAAAGAATCAATAGAACGTGGTAAGAGAGGATTAAATACAGGTATACCTTTTCAAGGGTTTACAACGTTAAGTAATCATATAAAAAATATACAGCCAGGTAGATACGATTTAGTTTTCGCAGGTACAAGTGTCGGTAAAACGTCATTTGTAAATTCAACTTATGTTTATGGCGCTATAGATTTTTTGCAATCAAATCCTGGGTACATCCATGACATAGAGATTATATATTATTCTCTAGAAATACCTCCACCTCATCAGATAGCAAAACATATTGCTAATCTTATGTGGCGTGAGCACGGAGTATTAACTAACCTAAATGAAATACTAAGTTTAGGTGGAGAAACATTACGTCCTGAAGTAGCAGCGCTAATACCACAATACGAAGATAGAATGAGACAAATACAAGATAAGTATTTGCACTATCGTAGTACACTTAGTCCAGAGTTCTTGTATAAAGATCTTATGGATTACGCAGAAAAACGTGGTAAAGTTATTAGAGATAATAATAAGCTTATTGTAGGCTATGAACCTAATAATCCTGGTTTAATTACTCTTGTAGTAATAGATCATATAGGTTTAATAAATTACAATAATTATAACTCTCTAAAAGAAGCTATTGACAAAGCATCTAGAACTCTAGTGTTCTTTAGAAATATGTTCAATTTTAGTCCTGTGGTTATATCACAGATTAATCGTTCATCAGAAGCTATGGACCGTAGAGAAAGAGATAATTGGATGCCTATGTTAAGTGATATCAAAAACACTGGTAATGTTTCAGAGGATGCTAATACTGTAATAGGTTTAGCAAGTCCGTTTTATTATGGTGTAGATAAGTGTCTCGGATTTGACATAACAAAATACAAAAATCGTTATAGACTAGCTAAGATTTGTAAGAACCGTGACGGTGATGTAAATCTACTAGCAAGCTTCCTATTTGTAGGCGAGATAGGTGCTTATTATCAACTACCAAAAGCTAACGAAGTTTATGGTAAGCCTGAAGAACTTAAGAAAGTTCACGATTATTATTCTAAATTAAATTAATCAATTATGCCAATTGTAAAAAAAGAAAAAGGAAGCATTAGTAAAGCTTTCGAAGAGGGTAAAATACCTCTATTAGTTAACAATATTAACTGTTCAAAAGATCCAGCTGAAGAAGAAAAGCCTGAGTTATCTAAAAAGTTATATGAAAAATTTGAAGTTATAGAGCAAGTGCATAAAGCATTTCCTCTACCAGCTTTATATAAACTAGGAGATTATTCTGTTGCTAGCATAGCACAGTCTGCTAGTGTATTAAACTTCTATACATCCCTAAAAGATAATGAATTTGAATATTCTGCTTTAAAGTCTTGTCTTAGAAAATTATCTATGGAAGGTATAAGTAATGGACATTATATTGAAGTAGCTTTTTCTAAAAAGAATATAGGAGATGCTGAGTGGAAAACAGTAGAACAAATTCTACATTTTCAAGAACAGTTATTAGTAACTGTGTATGATAAAGACTAATTATTAACCTTTTAAAAACAGAAAAATATATGAAATAAATTAAGCAATTTAAACCTCCAATCCCTTGTAAATACAGGGAAAAATGACTATATTTACATAGTAGTAATTAATCAAAAACAATAAACTTTATGGCACAATTAGTGTTCCTGGTTGGTAAATCAGGTATGGGTAAATCTACCTCATTACGTAAGCTAAATCCTGAAGAAACCGTGATAATTAACACGGATCAAAAGGCGTTACCCTTTAAACAGTTTAGCAAGAATTATAATGAGGAAAAGCGTAATTATCGCAAAACGTCTGACATTAGTATAGTACTAGCTACTTTGAAAAAAGTAAACGAACTAAAAAATGTTAAGACGGTAGTTATCGACACTTGGTCTAGGATTATGACTGACACAGTTATGAGTCAAAGATTTAGATCCGAGAAAGGTTTCGATAAATGGTCAAAAATGGCTGCTAACCAATATGACCTAATCAATTTTATTAACGACTCTATGCGTGATGATATCATAGTATATCTTATGGCGCATCCTGAAACACATTATGATGAATCAGGTTTTGCATCTGAGCGTATTGGAGTTCAAGGTAAAATGTTAGAAAGATTTGTTCCTGAGTCTTTTAGCACTATAGTTCTATACACAGAGATTCTTAAGAATCCTGGTCAACCTAATAGACATATATTTAGAACTGTATCATCAGGTTCCGACACTTGTAAAACACCTCTCGAAATGTTTGAAAACGATGAGATTGACAACGATCTTACTGTCGTTAACAATGCAATAAGAGAGTATTATTCAATTTAATTTTTAATTTATAAACAACAGAAATGGAAAATTTCACATGGGATGCTGTTCCCTCACAAAGACAGCAAAAAGTAGAGAAGTATGATTATCCTGTAGTAACTATGGCAGCGTTATCAAAGCCTGGTGCAGGTAGAAAATTTACTTTTAATAAAGCTTCTCAAGAATTATTAAATATTCAAGGAGAAGATAGAGTATCTTTTGGCTTTAATAATGATAGAACTATTGTAGCTATTCGTAAAGCTGAAGGTGAAGCTGGTTTAAGGCTAACTAAAACTTGTACTACTAGTGACAAGAGAACTTATGAATTTATGTCTAAATTACTTAAACTTAATAACGATATCGAAAATGAGTTTAAAGTTTGTGAGAATGAAGGATATTTTTCTTTAGAGCTAATAGATCCTAGAGCAGACACTCGTCCTGAATTAGGTATGATTGATGAAGATTATACTAATAATTCTGATATGAAAGACGAAGATTGTGAAGGATGTCAAGAAGAAGCAACTGAAGTAAAAGATGCAGAGTTAGAATTAACTGCTTCTGAAGATGTAAGTAATAATCAATGGTAATAATTTTTAAAAACAATTTATGTACGATTTAAATGACAGCGGTTTTGATGCCGCAAGTGGTGGAAATACCGTAATATTTAACGGTGGTGTAGCAGGTTTAGTAAACGATGTTAAAATGTCTGTTTACAAAAAGAAACCAGATGATAAGGAAAACGCTCCTGATTATAAAATCACTTTTACAGATGATAATGGTGGTGAGTGTTCTACTTCTTACTGGTATGTTACCAAAGACACACAGTATAGTACTGTAGAAGAACAAGTGAAAAAGCAAGGTAAATCTATGAAGCACATTATACACGCTGTATATGGTGCTGACCACCAGATTGGCTTTAAGGCTAATAGCCCTAAAGAATTGCTTGACCAAGCTATGAAATATATTAAAGACGGACTAGCTAACGCTGGTAAGTTTAGAGTTTTCGCTACCTATGGTACTGTGAATGCTCCTAAACAATATATTCAGCCTCGTAGCTGGGTTCCATTTGTAGAATCTATGAGTGTTGACGTAAGTCAAACACGTTTAAAACTAGCCGTTACCATCGATGCTATGGAAAGAATAGTCAAAGATGAAGTAGAAGTTGCAACTGCTAAAGCAGATGAGCTTCTAGAAGGCGACGACTGGTAGACTAGTTAAACTATAAAACAGAGAGGGTGTAAAAGCCCTCTCTTTTTTATTATGGAAAACATAGATTTAAATTCAATAATATTTAATGATCTTATTACAAGAGATGATATCTTAAAACATGTTACGCAAGAACAGATATATAGTTTTTATATGGGAGAAAAAATAGATAGACTTGGTGTCTACCATTCACCTCTTCGTGAAGACAATATTCCTTCTTTTGCGTTGTTTTTTCATCAAGCAAATAGAGATACACTAATGTTTAAAGATTTTGCTACAAGTGATTGTGGCGATTTTATTATGTTAGTCAGAAAATTATTTAATTTAAGTTATTATGAAGCGCTAGAAAAAGTAGCATATGATATGGGGTTATCTAACTTCAATGTCAATGCTACAAAACAGAATGTAGAATATACAAGGATAACACGTAAAGAATCTGTAGAATTAGGAATAAAGAAAAGACCTTGGTTGACAATAGATAAAAAATATTGGCAATCATTTGGTATTAAAAAAGCTACGTTAGAAAAGTTTAATGTGTTTCCTATTAGCCATGTATTCTATAATGACAATGCTGTTAAAACTGCTAGTCATGCTTATGCATATGTCGAGCATAAAGATGGTAAGGTTACTTATAAAATATATCAACCATTTGAGAATAAACTCAAGAAATGGATTAACAATGCTAATTATTCTGTACACCAAGGTTATAGGCAACTGCCTAAATCAGGTGAGCTGTTAGTAATTACTAAGTCTTTAAAAGATGTCATGAGTCTTCATGATGTAGTAGGTGTTCCTGCTATAGGCTTACAATCAGAATCTGTTATGATGAAAGATTCTGTAATGGACGAATACAAATCTAGATTTAAAAAAGTTGTATGTCTCTTTGACAACGACGACGCAGGCATGAAACTCGCTAAAGAGTTTTCTAAAAGATATGATGTACCTAGTTTCATCGTATTGCCTTTAGGTGGATCTAAAGATTTTAGTGACTTAGTAAAAAATACTACTAAAGAATTTAGTGTAGAACATTTTAATAAAAGATTAAAAAAAAAATTATGACAAAACATGAATCTCTAAGTAAAATTAGCAAGAAGCTAATGTTAGAAGAACCGTTCTACGGTTTCTATCTATTATCATTAAATAAAATATGGGATGTGCGAATAGGCACAGCTGGTGTTTGTAAGAATGGAATCAACTATCAATTGATGATAAGCGAGCCTTTTTGGGATACTCTAAATGAGGATCATAAAACAGGTTTACTTAAACATGAGTTATTACATATTGCTTTTGGTCATCTATTGACGTTTACTAAGTTCTCTAATAAAGAACTTGCAAACATTGCAATGGATATGGAAATCAATCAATATATAGCTGACCATAAACTGCCTGAAGGAGGTATAAATATCGATGATTATGTGGAACTTAATCTAAGAAGAAAAGCTGGTACTCAATATTATTATGAAGAGCTAGAAAAAGCTCAAAAGAATAAAAAACAGAATGGAACTTCTGGAGATGAGAATATGGATAAGCTTCTCGATGGTTTAGATCAAAATCAAGAAGTTATATTAATTGGACCAGCAAATAGTGATGACGGAGAAGGAGGATTAGGTTCACAAAAAGAAGTTAAAATTCCTAAACACGATTGGGAAGAGTTTGAAAACTTACCTGAAGCAGAAAAGCAATTGATAGATATGCAACTTCAACGTGTGTTGGAGCAATGTAAAAAACAAACTGAAAAGAAACAAGGAAATGTTCCTGGTGAGATGAAAGGTTTGATTAAGATTAAAGAAATAATTCCTCCTAAATTTAATTGGAAAAATTATCTCCGACGATTTACTGGCATTAGCACTAAAATATTTACTAAGAAAATTCGTAGAAAAGAAAACGTTAAGTTTCCTGATATGCCTGGTATGAAAGTTAAAATGAAACAAAAACTTTTATTAGCAATAGACACATCTGGATCTGTACGTGATCATGAAGTAAAAGAGTTTATGAATGAAATGCATCATATATATAAAACTGGTGTAGATATAACTCTTGTACAATGTGATACTTATATACGAGATATTAGTGAATATACTGGTACCTATGAACTAAAGATACATGGACGCGGTGGTACTGACTTTACACCTGTGATAAAATATTTTAATGAGAATACTAGTTATACTAGTCTTATATATTTTACAGACGGTGAAGCACATACACATGTAAATCCTAGAGCTAGAGTTTTATGGGTTCACTCGGAAGAATCAGAAATTAATGAAGACCTACCTGGTCTTAAGATAAAATTAGAATTATAAAATTAAATACTAATGAATCAATTACAATTAAACGTAGATGAATTAAAAGGATTCATCAAACATATGGTAAGCAATAACCAACATATACAGGAAGATGGTAAAGTTCCTGTTGCTGTAAATATTGAAGGCGAAGCTGGACTTGGTAAAACTTCTGCTATTATGCAGTTAGGCAGCGAACTTAGCATGCAAGTAGTAAAGCTAAACTTAGCGCAGTTAGAAGAATTAGGTGACTTAGTAGGTTTTCCTGTCAAAGAATTCCAAGTTAGAAATAACGAAGGTAAATCTTTATGGATTACTGAGCAAGAGATTGATACTGCTAACAAGAAAGGTTATAAAGTTGTAGACAAAAGAATGTCTCATGCTGCCCCTGAATGGATTCAGGGTCGTGGTGAAGGCGGTTTCTTAGTTCTAGATGACTATACTCGTGCTGATCATAGATTTATGCAAGCTTGTATGGAATTGATAGATAAACAAGAATATGTTAGCTGGCGACTTCCTAGAAACTGGCATGTTATTCTAACTACTAATCCTGATAATGGTGACTATAATGTTACTAGTCTAGATAATGCGCAGAAAACTCGTTTCATATCTGTTGAAACTAAGTTTGATGCGTCTGTATGGGCACGATGGGCAGAGAATATGAGAATAGATGGTCGTTGTATTAATTTCTTATTAATGCATCCTGAAGTAATAACTCAAGAAATTAATCCTAGATCTATTACTACATTCTTTAACTCTATTAGTTCTATTAAAGACTTTAGTAAAGAATTACCTCTTATACAAATGGTAGGCGAAGGTTCTATTGGAGCGGAAGCAGCAAGTTTATTTGTTATGTTTATTAATAATCAGTTAGATAAAATTCTTACTCCTCAAGAACTAATTCAAAAAGATGAGAAAGAATTATTAGAAGCTCTTGATAATTGTGTCGGAGTTAATGATACATATCGTGCTGACATAGCAAGTGTCTTGGCTACTAGACTAATTAATTATTGTTTGCGTACTGCTTCTGAAGGACATGTTCCTGAAGCAATGATTAATAGATTAATTAAGCTTACAACTAAATTTAACACTTTTACTGAAGATTTAAAATATTACATAGTAAAAGAATTATTAGGTGGTCATAAAGCTAAGTTTTCTAAAATGATGCTAGATCAAAATGTTTTACAAATGAGTACTAAATAAAAAGATATGACAAAAAAAATATTAGATTTATCAGATTGCTTTGACGCAAGTATGGACCATAGGTCGGGAAAAGTAGACTATCTTTATTATAGAGACCGCCATAGTTATGTATATACTTATGACGGAGAAGATTTAAATAATAAGACAGAGTATATAGGAGAAAATAGTTATACTCCAAATATTGGAGATGTTATTTATATTGGTGCGGGAGCTAATGTTCCTAGAGTAAAACTAAAAAATCTTTTACTAGATAATGCTTCTAAAACTACTAATAAGTTTAAAGAGGCTACTCATATATTTGTAGAACCAAATTTTAGTGTACTAAGAGCTTATGAATGGAAATACCATGCTACTAAAGAACAAGTTGTAACTTTTATAACTCAAGCTTTTTTACATGATTATATAGATACAGAAGAACGAGATGAATTATTAGAACTTTTAAAACCTTATAAAGATGAAGATAATGTAATTATTGATTCTTATACATCTAGAATGATTAATGATAGACCTAGTGGATTATATAAAGGTGTTCCTGCATCTAAAAATGTGCATATGTATCGAAGTTATAGTTATTATTATATTAAAGAAGAAAGTGTGGAATTTTATGAATATGCTTTAAACAATATTGATAAAGTATATAACTATAAACAATTGCTTCCTCATATTAATGGCGAAGAAACTATTACTATAGATGAAAGTGTATATCAGCAAGTTAATAATATGTTTAATAGTTCTGATCAAGATAATCATGTATTAGCTATGGAAATTATGGCTAATTGTAATTATAAAGAATCTATGATGTATATTTTATTATTACTAAATGATCATTGTCATCAAATAGATAAAAATCCTACTAAAAGACATGTTAATTTTAAATCTTTATTAGGTTATTTTGATATGACTCCTAGTAACTTTTATCTAAACAATGATTCAATAATTACTATTTTACTAGATAGAAAAGTTTTAACTGTAGATATGTTAGATTATATTCTTAATAAGTATAAAGATGAATTTGTACATCATAATGATCATTTTAAAGTTCAAAATATTACTTTAAGTGATGAGATAGCTGAAGCATTAAATATAGATTATGTAAGAGAAATTACTCCTAGATATAAAGTTAAAGAAGAAGAAATAAAAGATGAAATAGAAACCGAAGTATCTGACGAATTCCGTTGGATCGAATAAAAACAAATCGCTATGGTAAGTGAGATTAAATTAGAATTTCCTGAATTCATAACTCATATACCTGTTAGTAAGAAAAACTGGGTCAAGATTGGCTATAATAAAATTCACGCATCTGTGCACTATACAACTAGGGCAGCTCTTGTAGCTGCCATGCACGGATATATTGAAAAACATATACCAGACAATCTAAGTATTGATACCCCCGTAGAAACAAAACTAACAGTATATGCACCTATAAATTATGGAGTTATGAAAATGATAAAAGATAAAGAAACAGGAAGAAGAAAGACGAGTTGGAAACCAGCAGCTGATGATTACAAACCTAATTGGGATATAGGCAATCTAGCTCTCATATGGATTAAATGTCTAGATGATGTGTTAATAAAGAAAGGTATATTACCTGATGACACTGTAGAATTCTTAAGACGTACTCAATATGAGTTTGTGCCTATTAGCAATTTGAAGAACAGAAAATTAGTTTATAAAATTAAATCAATTAAAAGAAGATGATCGATTACCAAACAATTAGTGCTCTTAATCAAAGCACTCTAAAGAAAATTTTGATTAGTCCCCAGGAATATATTAAAGCTAAAGAAAGACAGCTAGCAAAAGATGAATCTACTGAGCAGCATTTTGTCTTTGGTTCTTTAGTAGACTCATTGCTTACAGAGACTAAACAAGATTTTGATAACAAGTATGCTGTGATTCCTGATACAACAGGAGTTACTGACACAATTAGTAAAATAGTACAAGGTGTGTATCAAGATAGAGTAAATACTGGGCTAGAGATTCTAGACCTAGAAGAATACTATGATGATATACTGCAACATTGTCAATATGAGAACTATCAAAGTAATTGGAAAGAAGAGACTAGAGTTAATAAAATTATAGCTCAAGGTTCTAAGTATTTTGAAATTCTTAAAGAGACAGATGGTAAAACTATTGTTACTGAGACTGACTATGCTAAAGCAGTTAACTGTGTTATGGCACTTCGATCAGACAAATTTACTGGACCTTATTGTCAAAAGAAATCTAGCGACGATCATATTGAAATCATAAATAAACATGTTGTACAATTTAAGTATAGCGGTTTAGAATTCAAAGGTGAGATAGATAGAATTATTATTGATCATAAAAATCAAACAATAACTCCAATTGACTTTAAGACTACAGGTAAATCTGTTCTTAATTTTGAAAATAGTTTCTGGCATTTCAGGTATGATTTTCAAGCAGCTGTTTATGACTTAGGTTTGCATTTAGACAAATCTGAAAGACTGCAAAAATATTACCAAAACGGTTATTCTATAAATAGATTTCTATATATTGTTGTAGAAACACATTTAAATAATAATCCTATGGTATTTGAAATTACTAAAACTGTACTCGAAGTTGGCATCAAAGGCAATAAAGAGTATGAAGGTTTTAATAAAGCAATCGAAAGATATAAATATGCTACAGAAAATGATGCTTGGGATTATCCAATGGAATATTATAAACAAGGTAAAAATGTAATAAGCGTAGAATAATCATGAAATTCACAAAAACTGCAACTTTTTTGTTTCCTCTTTTAAACGTACCAAAGTCTTTGTTTGATTGTCATATTACAGATAGCTGGGGTCGACTTAAACATAAGTCTAGATTCCTAAATGCTTATCTAGCTAATACTACAATCAGTAAATACAAAGAAGAAAATTATATACACGTATTAGTAAGAGGTTATAGAGATACAGATTTTGATAAATTTCATAGTACTATTCAAGCTTTTCCAAACTTTATAGATGAGTATGATATTAAAGAATGCACTGTGTTTATCTTTAGTATTCCTACTGATTATCAAAATGATTTTAATTTATTAATTAATGGCAAGTATTCAGAAATAACAGCCAATAGTAAAAAGCTGATTCTAGCTAACCACTATTTCTCTGGTAAGTCTTATACATTGCCTCTGATATTAAACAAAGCAATTGTTTTGAAAGAAAGTTGGGAAGAGCGCTTAAGTAACCCTACTTCTCCTGCATATTTATATGATCAAGAAGTATGGCCTATTATTAACTGCGCCAAAGAAATCTTAACAAATGAAGTAATTTCTAATTATACAGAAAAAAGTAAATTAACACCATCGGGAGACTTCTTTTAGTCTCCCGTAGTGGTTATGTGGTTTAGATTATATTAATCTGGTAAGGGCTCTAGAAATAGGGCCCTTTTATTTTTAATCCTATGACAAAACTTATAAAAAAAATTAATAGAAAATCTATGTTGATCAGACCTTCTGGTAGATCTACAGATTTTATTTCACCTAGCTTCGGTTATGGCTGCTTATATGATTGCAGCTATTGCTATATGAAGCGTCATAAACCAAAAGGTTTAGACATTGCAGAGAATATAGAAGATATATTAACTACTGTAAATAATCATGCATACTTTACACCCGTAGATAAGCCTAATCAAACGCATCCTGTGTTGACTACTTATGACATCAGCTGCAACGAAGACTTCGCTCTGCATGCTAAATTCTATGATTGGCAAAAGATATTTGAATTCTTTAAAAACCACCCCCTGGCTATGGGGTCATTCGCTACTAAATATGTTAATCCTGACTTTATTAGTTATGATCCTAATAAGAAGATCAGAATTAGATACAGTCTTATGCCTCAACATATGAGCGATAAACATGAGCCTAATACATCTAAGATACTTGACAGAATTAAAGCTGTCGATGCATTTATAGATGCAGGCTATGAGGTACATCTTAACTTTAGCCCCGTAATTGTATACAAAGGATGGCGTAAAGATTATAAAGAGTTATTTGAGATGGTAAACGAGTATATCGATTACAAGGACGAAGTACTTGCAGAGGTTATCTTTCTTACTCATAATAAAAAGAAACATCTAGCTAATCTTAAGAATCATGCTGAAGCAGAAAAAGATTTATGGATTCCTGAAATTCAGCAAAATAAAATATCGCAATATGGTGGCGAAAATCTAAGATATGAGTTATCTTTAAAGAAGAAATTCATAGAACAATTTACTGCTATCCACGACAGTATAATTCCTTGGAATAAAATTAGGTACATCTTTTAAAATT